TATTTGATTTTCATGGATATGTAGGTGCCGATCAGCCCACCTGACAATGAACAGGCAATGATGGGCAAATAGGACCATTCAAAATTTGCTATTATCTCATACATTGATACGGCACCAATAGAAATGGCAATGAGCCATGACAGATGGACAAATGCACCACTGATCAGCGCATGGGGGATGTTATTGGATGAAATTGCCTTTACATTCCAGGTCCGGCACCCGATAAAAACCAGCTGGGTGACAAATACAATCACGGAGTATTCAAGTATCATTGTTTAGGTTTAATTTCGCCGGCGCACCCCGCGATTTTGCCTGATGGCCAGCCGGACAAATGCATATCTGGCCCCATCGATCAAGTGATTGTGGTCATCAATTGGGATGGATGCCTTTTTATCGTTCCATGCGTAGTGATTCAATTCTTTCTTCAGGTTGTATGATTCATGATCTACCAATATCTGCCAGTCCTGCATTTCCCGGATATCCTCAATGATTTTCCTTTTTTTTGCTGCTTGGATATTAAATCCGCTGTCTTGCAGTTCTCGGATCAATCGGGGTTCATTGGTATCAGACACGATCAGATCGTTAGGTTTGGTCAGGCATGATTTCAGTTTTGATTTGATCCGCGATGTAGAAAGATTGTTTGCATATATGTGTTCCCGTGCAAAGATTTTGCGATTTTTTTTATCTATTGCCACCTGCACCAATGCCAGCGGATCGGGAAAATACCCCAGGTCCAGACCAAAACAGGATGGCAGATGATCGGGGAACTCTGATTCAGTCCAATTTTCAAATATTACCCCTTCGGCTTTTTCCAGCCATCCCCCCAGTATTTTGTGAATGTACTTCCCGGGATTGGATGTTCTGATCTTTTCAATGTTGCGCAGGTATGATTCAGACAGGTGTTGTTTGTTGTCCAGGTAGGTCATGTGGATGTGTTCCACATCAGGATGGTTTGTCATGGGGATCTGGTGCCCATCGATTTCAGTATACGTCAGGTGATTGGCAAACCATCGCTGATATATCCAGTGATCTTTAGTGGTGGGGTTCATGATCAGAATGATCCGGTTTTGATGGGTCTGTGTCCGTATGGATAGATCAATGGTATCGAATACAGATTCATCCTGCAATTCCTCTGCTTCCTCCAATACCCATGTGGTGATCCCCTGGATGGATTTCAGATTTGCGGTTTGATTCCCGCTGCTGGTTTTGATCCCTCGGAAAATAATATCAGATCCAGTTAATTTATTTTCAATCTCTGTCCGTTTGATCCGGAAATGTGGGTCTGCATTGATCAGGCTGATCTTTTCCTGAAATTCCGGGATGATGCTGATCCTGGCTGATGTCATAGTGTATCTGGTAAACAGAACTCTGTGCCCCTGTTCTAATGTAAGATAACATAGCAAGGTATTGATTGAAAATGACTTGGATGATCCGCGCCCCCCAGTTATTAAGATGTAACGTTTTGGGGTGGTTAAAATCCTGGTGAATTTATTGTTTAGTTCCGGGCGTTTAATCTGTGCCGTCATCCGTTTCTACCCATTTGATTGCTGGAATATTTATCTGTCCTGAATGGTCAATTTTTTGGGGTGCATCATAGCCGTACATTTTATTAAGGACTTCTACGGCTTTTACTTTTACGTTGCCTCTGTTTTTTTTGTCATTGATCACGTTCATCAATTCCCGGACAGAATCATCAAAGGTCCATTCCATGCGCTGCTGGGCCTCCTGTCTTAAAGTTTCAATAAATTTTGAAATCTTAACATTTGCTAACAGCCGTGATCCCTGTTCATTTGCAGTTTTTTCAGAATATCCTGCCCGGATTGCGGCCTGTGTTGCGTTCAGGTCAATCAAATATTCCCGGCAGAATCTTTCCTGTTTCGCTGTCATGCGCTCAAATATTGATAATAGAACAACTGAAACACCTGCACATCATTTTGAATGGTTCTACTTTGGTCCTGTGATGGACCCATGACCGGAATGGATGGTGTTTCGCTGTCCGTTCCGATTTTTATTAATCCCAGATCCCCTGTATTTATTGGGGTTGCGTTGAATATCGCATTAATCCTGGTGGTTCTACATACGTTTTCATCTGGATCGATCAAAAAACCCTCCGGAAAAACCATCTGCAAGAATGATGCCCGACCAGAATGATCCAGGTTTTCCCATGCTGATTCCAGACTACCCATCATGTTCAGGGCATTTTGCATGATTTCAAACTGATGGGATTTCATAAACCTGATCTTTGTCAGTTCGGTTTGCAGTTTTTGCTGATCTGATTTAACTAGGTTTAGATCATCCTGATCAATGTGCCCATCAATAAACATCCGGACGGCTTTTTGCAGTCTGTCTTTTGACTGATCCATCTGTCTGTTTAACAATTTTTCTTTATTGGATAGTTCGGTACGGAATGATTTGAATTTATCCTGCATCATTTCCTGTGCCTGTTTGATAGTGCGCTGATCCATTTGCAGGGATTTAATCGCCGTCTGAATTATTCTGTGCGCCTGGTCCTGCCTGATACGGCTGTGGGTGGCATCAGCTGCACATCGATAATAGTAATATACTTTTGATCTGCCCCGGGATTTTTCCGATGTGGATCTGGATGAACACACCGGGCACAGGATGGATTTTTTTGCCCAGAATAGCTGATCTGATGATGGTGATTTCCCTGGGGTGGCATTTTGTTCCAGTATGGTTTGCACCTTTCTAAATGTGGCCAGGTCGATCACGGTCCGGATGGCTTTCAGATTTACATTCAGGTCAGGCAGGCCATCAATGGTCGATTTGTAATGATATTGACCTGCATAGATCGGATTGCGCAGTGATGTGTAGAATGTCGATTTGCCCCCAAATGTTTTATACCCGCCCAGATCGCGGTAAACCTGTTTAGGGGTGGCCCCCGCTGCAATCCTCTGAAATGCTGTTTTGTACTTTGGCCCTAGTTCCGGGTGTATGTCTATCCATTTTTTCCCGTCCGGCTGTGGTGGTGTTTTAATAATCCCCCGGGGTGTCATGCCAAGATGATACCCTTTTTTGACTGTGAAATACATGCCCCGTTTTGTGCGCTTGCTGTTTTCGATTGATTCAGCCTGCGCCTGCGCTGTTTTGAATGCCCTAACATACAGCTGGCCGGTATCGTCATCAGTGATCCATTCTGTTGCTGCATTGACTTCTACGCCTATTCTGGTAAATTTGGTGCGCCAATAACCAGCCAAATCCTGATTCCTAAACCATCGCGACCAATCATAAATACACAGCACTTGTATTTTATCCCTTTTCTTTTGGTTCCACTGCCTGCAAAACTCATACGCTTGGATCACCGTTTCCCGTTCAGCCCGTCCGGATTTGGTTTCACTGAATGACATCACAACAGTAAATCCCTTTTGTTCCAGGGTGGCCCGGTTGATAGTTTCCTGACTTTCGATTGATGTATTGTCAGCCTGTTTTGAACTGCTGACCCTTTGCAGTGTAATGGCGTACATTTGTTTTATCTGTTGTTTCGGGTGTTAATTTACAAACTTTTGTTTTAATGCGCTCAACTGCCTGATCAAAACAAAGATTTACCCACCAATCCAGAAATGGATTAGGATCTTCCGGTGAAAAATCCGCTATGGGCTGGATTTTTTTGTTCAAACAGTCTGGCATAATATCCGGCAAATTTGTGATGTATTCTAATGTTGAATTTTTGTTTTATTTGCGACATGACCAGCTGGGGTGCGCATATGGCCCACCCCTGCTGTATCAGGCTTTTGGCAGTTCGTTCAAATTCACGGTAAACATCAGGATGCCCCTGGTGGAACTGCGCTGCTTTTGATTTTGGTTTTGTTTGCTGCATGTGTTTTGGGTTTGAGTTCGCCAATTATTTTGAATTGCATTGTATTTTTTGGAATGGACGGATCATAGCGTATGATCAAATGATCCCAAAATCGCCGATCATCTTCTGGGATCAGCCTGCGGTTTTTCAACTGACTTTGGCCGCAATCATCAGCCAGGTGAATTGCTGTTCCAGTTTTTTGCGCCTGGTATAGTTTGCCTTGCCAGACCAGCGTTCAACCTGATTAATGGATATGGGTTTGCCATCCCAGCGGATAATGTATTCTGCCATCATGCCGGCACTGTGATTTGTTCAGGGATGCGGATTTGATAGTTTGGGCTGAACTGCCCTGGGCTTACTGGCCATTTTTGCACATCAGCACAGGAATAGATCCACCATTTCGCGGTGCATTTGTGTTTTATCGGCTGGACAAAAGCAAAATAATTTGGATGTTTTTTTGCATCAGATTTTCGGACTTGCAAAAATTTGTGATGGTGCCGGATCGCTTTCACCTCAATGGTATGGCCTGATTTCATTAAAAAATCCGGCGATGGATCCCATCCATCTGTGCAAAACACATTTTGACTTTCATAATCCACCCCATTCAAAAACAGCACATAGTCAAATATCAACTCCCCCAAAGCTCCCAGGATAAAGTCATCCCGTTTTTGGTCATCCGTTCTTTTGGTGTTTGGATTGTCTGGTGCATACTTTGCATTATCCCAGCGGAATTGGCCGGCATGATCTGCGATGTCATGAAATAGGGCAGGATAAGTCACTACCCCCCGCCGTTTCATTTTTCCCATCTTATTACTTTTAATTCCATTAAATTACATATTTTTTGGCAAATTTTCAACTGATGCGATCACAGGAATGATTCAGTCAGTTCATGGTAGTCTGTATCATCTTGATAGTCATCATCCCAGGGCAGATCATCGGGGATCGGTGTAAATGTGTGATGGCCACAGGTAGGGCAAAACAGGAATGGTTCATCCCCGTCTACCAGGATGGATTTGCATATGTCGCATTGTTTCATCATGTGTTGTCTATCGTTTCAAATCCTGGATGACGGGCTAATTGATCAAAGTCATCTGGTGTCATGGGCAGTTCTACTATACCCAACTTTTCCCGGGTGCGCTCGTAATTCCCGCGCTGATACTTTGGGATGTAGTTATTGTGAAAGATCAGCCCGTCCATCCATGTACACCCTACACACAATTTAACCCCTGATTTAATGTCTGTCAGCGACCTGCGCAACTTCAGCAATGTTTCCCGGTGATCGAATCGCTGCTTCATGTTTGGAGTCATTGGTCCTGTTTTTCCCTGATCCATGCCCACACCATCAAAATGATCAGGATGATGTACGGAATGGCCAGAATGGTTTGAAAAAAATTCATTGCGTTTCGGTCTGTGTCCAGTTGATGATGGCAGAATATTCTGGTTTTTTTGGCACCGGGATCTGCATGTACTGCTTATCATCATCCAGTTCCACCACCTGCCGCAGCGGTTCACCTTCCATCGTTTCGGGATTGCGTATCCACCATTGACCAGCATCAGCATAAATTTCAATGCGCTTTCCGTCAGTGGGATCGCCCAGATATTTTGATAGTTTATTCTGTCCCATCATTCATGATTTTGATTTGGTTAATCTGTTCGGAAATGGTCATGCCCTGACCGGATGGCATGTCATCATTTCTGGATCTGGTTTGTTTTTCCTGATCCGTGATTCTGTGGTGCCTGTCCAGTGCTGCCTGTGAATAGTGGTTCATGCGCTCAATGGATGCCGATTCAAACAGGCTGATGATCCCCTGATAATCCAGATTGAATAATCTGACCGGGGTCTTTAGGGCATTGTTGAGGATCAATTTGATCTCTGCAATCCGGATGGTCCGGTACTGATTCACAATATCCAGGGATAGTTCCTGCAGCAGATCATCAGTCATGTCGTTTCGCTTGCCAAATTTTCTGCAAAACCGGGCCAGCATTTCCATGACCAAAATGGCTGTTTTCTGCCCCCCTTTGTATTTGACCATCGCCCCCAGGGTAGGTGTGTTCATCTGGTCTGCCTGTTCCCATGTGCTGGGTTTGACCATCGTATCCAGTGCCGCCTGTGGTGCAATCTCAAATACCTGGATGGCCTGCACTACATCAAATTTTCCCTGGTCAATAATGGTCAGTATTCGGTATTGGTCATCGGGTGTCACCATGCCAGCAAACTGATGAAAAACTTTAGCAGGCACCCCCGCATTCAGTTTTTTGTTGGGATGGTCCACCTGCACTGTCTCTGCCACCCATCTGGCATGGCCATCATCATCTGGAATCAGTTTCTGCCGCTGCACTTCAATTTTCCCCCAGGTTTTGCGCAGAGCATCCAGAATGGTTTGCCCCGTCTGGGATAGTCCTGTTTCGTGTGTTTTGGTTGGTTTCATCTTACCAGTTTTTTAGAATGTACTCCTGTCTTTCCTGATCTTTCATGCGCTGTGCCATGTCCACCACTCTGCCAGTTTTGTCCCGGTATTGGATGGAATTTCGCAGATCCCCGTTTTTAATTGCTTGGATTGCAATTTCTGTGTATTCTTCGCCATGACGTTTGAAAATCGTGACCGGCACCAGGTATTTCCGCATGCGTTGATCCTGCCCCCACTCGTATGCTTTCATGTCGATCATGGCGCGTAATTCATCCGGGGTGTATCCCTTTTTGATCAGTGCCCGGACCCATGCCACATTTTTTGATCCGCGCCCGGATCGGGCACAGCTAAAATCCTGCCCGGTGGCCTCATTGAAATATTGCATGATCTGGACCGCCTGATCTGTGTGGCTGTCTTTTTCTTTTTTGCCGAAATTTTTTTCTTTTTTCTGATCTGTGTTTACCTGATCATCATTCCCGTTTTCCAGGTCCATCTGCGATTTTTCAAAATCGCTTTTACTAGGATATCTAACTATACTATCATTAGTATTATCTATATTAGTATTATTAGGTGCAGTTTTTGCACTACCCCCCAGTGCATTTTTTGCACTACCTTGGTGCATTTTTTGCACTACCCCTAGTGCATTTTTTGCACTACCCTCCCCGCCTTGTACAGGTGGTGCAGTTTTTGCACTACCCCCATTTTTTAAGGATTTAACTTGGTCAAAATTGACCATATATCGGCCAAATTTCACCCCGTTTATGGTTTCGATTCGCTTTTTTACCAGCTGTTTTTCTACCAGTTCTTTCAGGCTTTTGATGGCAGTATTTCGGGAACATCCTAACCATCTGGCCACATACGAAATGGACCCGGTAAATTCAGACTGCTGATCCTGTGAAAAGCCATAAATCAAGGCAAAGGCATCCACTGTCCTGCCCTTAATTCCCAGTTTTTCGACCATCCATAAGTGTTTGACTATATACGTTTCAGATAAATCTTTCATGATTTTTTACGCTGATTTTGGTGAATGGCGTATTAATATACACCAAACACCATGAAAATACTTCATCCATGCGTATCCATTTACCGCCATCGGGGTGTTCCCTGTACATCAAGTCTTTAATTTGCTCAATGGCGTATGCTACATCATCCGGATCAATCCATTCATCGGATGTCAATTCCATATGTTCCTGTGCTACGCGATCCAAATAGGCATCGGTGTCAATATTCATGATTGTTTGTTTTTGGTAAGGATAATATCAGCCTCAATTATAATGGGTTTCATGGCGTGTGGGTTAAATATGCATCGCATTGATTTAATTTAAGATCTAAAAGTAATTTTCGGCTTTTTCCCTTCATGGTCATTTTCCAGCCAAAGGGCTATTTTTAGGCAATCGTTTACGGCACTGGTCCCCGCCCAGTATCTTACTGGATCGTAGTTTTTTGTTACCACATGAGCAGGGTAAGAAAATGCACTGTAATGGTCACGGACCAAAAAGGATACCACTAAATCTTCCCCGTGCGCTTCGCGTATCTTTTCTAGCTTTTCAATAAACTGAGAAATGGTAATTTCGTAATCTTTTTTTCCGTTTTCTTTAATCATTGTCATGTGGTTTTATACTGATAAAATAAGTCTCTCAATACGGAATGAACGCCACTGGCTTTGATCTGCGGACAGTTTTTCAACAAACCGGACAAAACCCC